GACAAGTTAGAAGAAATCTACATGCAACAGCATTCTTTGGCTGAAATCGTATCACCTGATAAGTTTAAGTCTTACGATGAACTCAAAGAAAAGCTCAACAAGGTTCTTGGTCTTGATGGTTCTAGTGTTGCAGCACCAAAGCCACAACCAAAACCAGAGCCAGTTAAGCAGACATCAGCAGCAGAATATCTTGATGACGATATTCCGTTTGATGTCGAATCAAAGTCGTCAGTCGATGATGACGATGATGATCTTTCAGTCTTTAAATCCTTAATGGATGATGACTAATTAAAGTGTTGGCGGTGTTATGTGGCACCGCCAACTATATTTCCTATCCCTGTAGCGCCAAAATCTTGATAAGTTGTGTCGGTAAGAATTTCAAAAGGACTTGTTGTTTTTGGAACTCCAGCTTCACCCGACAAATCACCACTTTCCCCATCTTTATTGTATGGTGTTGTTCTAAGTTCGTTGGGGTTAGTGAGACCAACAACAGCAGAATCTGATGATACTTGTGTGTTAATGTTAAAACTTTGTAAGTTTTCTAACATGCTTGTTACTGAAGTATCACCTTCAAAAATGTCAATTCCTCCCGTAGCGGCCATGATACCAGCAGCACCTGAAATGTTTCCGGTAAGTGCTGTAAGAGTAGCTAAAGGGTTCTCTCTACCAATGTTAGTTGCGCCTTTAGCAAAAGATCCAACAATAGGAATATCGCCAAGGCCAGAGCTTTCGATGATATTACTCATAAAATCAAACATTGGAGCAGTAGCTTCTTTCATAAACCCTTGAAGTTCTTCAAAGCCTTCTTTTCCCATAAAAAATCTTAAGGCTGCAATACTTCCGGCTCCTGCAGCTAAACCACCAAACGTTCCACCTCCTAGCAAAGCACTAAGACCAGCAACAGCACCAGCACTACCAAGCAAGGTTATGATTTGTTGATTTTCGGAAAACCAGTTTATGATACCTGCAAGAGTAGGATTGGATGTGATAAATTCGTCAAGAGCCATTCCTCCGACTTCTTGTCTCATCTTTTTTATTTCTTCTTTTGACCCACCAGCAAGAAGAGTTTTAGAGCCGCCTTCGGAAAGTTCTGTGAATTCAGAAAGTTTTGAGGCTCCAAGGTTTGTCAGTGTTTCGGTGACAACAGACTTTTCACCCGTCAAAACTGTTGATGCTAAACCCGAATACTCCTCACCCAATAGATTTGTTGTTAACGGTGATTTTACTATATCTTCTAAGGATCCAGAAAGAAGTGTTGGGAATGATTCTTCAAGACCGGGAATATCAGGCAGTTGTCCTTTAGTTAAGTATTCTAAAGCTTTAGCTTGATCTTCTTTTGATCCGTATAGAGCTTTTCCCAATAAGCCTAATTTAGCCGCAGCACTTTCAGGATTAACCTCAAAGGTTGATATTGGAATATCTTTAAATGATGCAAAGGTTGTCTTTCCTTGATCACTCAATTTATTGACATCAAACAAAGTGCTTAATGGTTGGTCTTTTAAATTTTCAACACCGTAGTTTCCTTCAATAAACATGGTGTTGTTTTTTAAAACATCACCAACTGTCATCAATTTGTCTGGGTCCATTGTTTCCATCATTCGAAGACCTGAAACGAGTCTTTGTGACGGACTTTCTTGCCCAGCAATATCAATGATAGCAGGAATAGCAGATTTGAAATCTATACCTGACAGAGAGGGAACAAGAGCTTTAATTTCTGTTTCATATTGCTGTGCAACGTCACCAATAGATGTCAGTCGGCCTACAGGTGTTTCCGCCGAAGCAATCTTTTCAACAGCCGAAGTAAATGGGACAAACCCTTGACCGGATCGTATTGACTCCACAAGTCCAGATGAAATTGTAGAAGCCGATGGTAAATTTGCAATACTTGAAGGTAAAGAACCAGCGATAGCATTACTAATAATACCGGGAAACATGTTTGCAACAAGATTAACGAGTTCACCTGAAGCTACTCCTTTTAATTCTTGTGAATATTGTGTTAATGTTGGATACAGATCTGAGGTTTCACCAGATCCAATGCCAGCGCCAACAGATTTTAACCAAGCTATTTCCTTGTCTATAAGACTTCCATGCACATTTCTAGACGTAGGATCATCTTTTGTTTTCGTGTAAAATGTTTCTGTTCCGGTGCCGTAGCTAATTTTTTTTCTAACGTGGACAGTTGACTCTGCATTTTTTGCAGTATTTCCCGATGCGTTATGTGTTGAAAAGTTGCTTACATTTGAACCATTCAGCACTTTTACTAATGCTTCTTCAATGTTTTTTCTATATGTTGGGTTCTTCTCAAGTTCTTTTCTTTTAGATTCAAATGTATTTGTTCTCATAGGCTCGTAGTAAGCACTATTCATTAGATTTTTAAAACTTTCTGCACCATATGCATTTGTTCGGTTGAACAAAGATTCGATCAATGCTTGTTGTGCTTCTTGACTTGTTCCGCCAACTTCTGCATATGTTAGTGCAATAAGATCTTCTTTAAGTTGAGGATTTTCGTCAAGTTGTTTTTTGAATTTAGCCCTGCCAAAAGGATCTCCACTCGCTATTGCTTGAATTTGTGGGACAATTTCTTCTCTTGCAAAGTCAGTTTCCGACATTTTTTTGCCGTTGAACATTGCCGTTGCACCTTCATTCCCACCCTCTTCATGTGGAGGAATAATTCTGGCTCCTTTAAGCTGACCAAAGGTGCTTGCAATAATTTCTGCATATTTGTATTTGTTATTGTTTATAATTTCTACAGCAGCTTTATCTTGTGCAAAAAAAGGTTCAAGGTGAAAAAAACCTTCTTTACCTCTTCCATATTCAGAGGTTGACGCATATCCTATACCATTTTGCCTAATAGGATAATCTTTTCCAGTACCGGATTTTTCAGCGTATCCGTTACTATCCATAAGCTCTTTAACTTTTTTCACATAGCTAGAGGCTATTCTTTTTTCTTCGTCAGTTGCATTGTTTGGTATTACAACTTCGACACCTCTTGCAACGTAGTTAGGATTATTTTTATCCGTGTAAGCATTGAAGTCCATAGAAACAATTCTGTTACCTACGGTACTTTTACCATATGAGGCTTCAGTTCTTGATTGGGTGTGGACTGTTGCTTTAATTTCTACCATTAGCCTCTAGCCATTTCCTGTTCGTTTTTCTTTTTCTCCAAATAGTCAATTAACATCGAAGAATATAGTTCAAGTTCAAACGGAACCATATTTTCAAGCTCTGAAATGTTATATCCATGATGCTGGGCCATATTAAAAATTAGCTTGTAGTAATTTTTAAGGTTGTTATGACCCAACAGTATTAAAAAAAATTGTTGATACCTTTCAACTTCATTGATTTATCTTTTTTGCCATCTTTCCACTTTGCTTCAACTTCGACAGAAGGCATAGCAGCAATAAAATCTTTACACTGTTCAATATTTTTTACTGTTAGTGAATCGATAAACTCTGTTTTTTCTTGATCGCTGTAAGAATAAAATTCGTATGTTTGATCTTCGTGAAATACTGAATTGATGCAGTATTTTAGCGTATCGAAAAATGCTTCAACTTCATTGTCCGATGATACTTTGGAAATTTCATCTAAAGTGGGGTATTTCATAATTAAAGCTGTATTATCGTTAATAATGATTTTACCCATTACATCAGACGTAATGATGCTTACATCAGAAACATTGACTGTAGCTTTGTGTTTGTTTTCTGTGTCAGGATCAGTGATTTCGATTTCAATGTATTCTCCAATCGAGTTAATTCTTAACTGAATAAACAAATATTCTATATCGAAGTAGGGTAAAACACTTATATCTAAAGATTCGTCTACAACACAGTTTTGAATAACTTGTTTAATCGATAAAAAAATTTGATCTTTTTCGCCAGACTGTTTAGCCATCAAAAGAATTTTTTCTTCTTTAACTAAGAATGGGCGCATCAAAATTTCTCTATCAAGAGAAGGGATCTTGGTTTTAAAAACAGCAGTCTGTATTTTGGGTAACATTTTTCATCCTTTAATCATTCTATCGAAGACGGTAAAACGTCTGGCATTTCTATTTTTGAAATAAATTCTTCTTCACCAAAAGTTGCTATTGCGCTCGATCTTCCTCCAAAGGCGCTCATAGAGTATGATCTAAACTTAACAACACAAGATACGGAAGCAATTGCATCAGCGTTTCCCCAATCTAGAGAAACGTCTGAAATTGATGCAACGTATGCATCGTGTAGTTTGTATTTTGTTACAACACCACCAGATTGGTTGAAGTGTGTGATTGTGACACCTTGATTTGTTGCTCCAACAAATCCTTCAGGGTCAACAACAGAATCAAGCATATTGTTGAGCGCAGAAAGACATCTTCCTTCATTGTCTAGGATGAAGTTGAATCCAGCACCGGAGTAAGATCTTGAAACTGGTTTCTCGATTGGTCTATATGGACCGTTACTGAAAGTATCGGTCATGATACTTGAACCGGGTAGAACTGCAGAAGTTGCCTGAAATCTTAAATCAGGATATCCCGAAAAAAGAACTTCAAAAAGAGCAGCCTTAGCAAAATCATTTTTGAATCTTCCTTTAAACTGTTCTATACTAAAGCCCATTTTAAATCCTATCGAGTGAGTCTTTTTGTGCAATTCCAGAAACACCTGAACTAGGCGCTCCTGTTCCAATGGCGAACATTTCAACAGGTAAGAATAAAGCAATATCCCATTCGTATGATCTAACCTCATAAAGAGGAGACTGAAGTTGATTGAATAAGTATTTTTTAACACAAGGCTTAAACATA